CGAAAATTCGTGGGATGAACACCTCTTTACTTTTACCACCATCAGACCCCTTGTCTAAGAAGAGTGCAATTTGGAATTTGCCTGGTCGGAATACATCAACAGCTTTGCTAAGTTGGGAGTGGGAGCGGCCTTTGAGCCCAAGTTTGGGGACGGTAGGTTTACAATGGTAAACAGGACGAGAGCCGTTATGGGCCTAGGCGATATGAAGTATTCTGTTGGTCTCAGGCTGGCATCCCACTTCCAGTTCACAGGTGCCAAATTCGCCATGACGAGACCTGTTCCAAGGTCGAATTTTTACGGGTACAACAAGAAATATATCGACGAGGATGGAGTTTACGACCCTCTTAGGGCTATTGATGAATACTCAAGAACGGTACCGGGTATGAGGCTAAACAAAGAGGACTTGAGAGCCTTGGCATCTACTGATAACATAGTGGATAGCCAGGAAGCCTACATATACAATATGTTGGTTTCGTGGCTCAAAGCAAGATTATACGTAGATATGAAGGGCAAGGATGGTAAAGTATCCATTGCGAAATCTGACTTCGCTGACTCGCATATAGGTTATTCTATGACAGATGATTTCGGGGACAAGGACTTTATTATAACGTTAGGTCCACCGGCGGGAGAGGACGACACACCGTACAAGATGGAATACAGGGACAGTGCGAACTTTTGGAGCAGACCTTATGTCATGAAATACTCCAGCAATAGTGTTGAGCAGGTATCGTTCTATATGGCACACGTCCTGGGTTCCGCGGGAGTGAGCGGACTCTCAGCTGACATACCTATTGACCCGCTCTCATTCGATGAGTTGTTATTGGACCCTATAGGCATGGCCCCAAGCGGTGTGCTCAAGTTGTTCGGGGAATACTGGCAAAGACCAAATGTGATCTGGCTCTGGATAATGGACTACGTGAGGCTTAACAGGGTAGAACAAGAATTTGCGTCGGCGCTTGAGCTACTAGGAGCAATCGCCACACAGCCGCTACCTTCATACCATGAAAGTATACTATGGTCAAAAGCCATTACTGTGGTAAACTTATCAAGGTTCTCACCGACCAGGGCAAGAGTACCGACTAACTTGGGTGGTGAACCGAACGTCCATGACCTAAATGCGAGCACATTCACTTTCGACGAAGGCAAGGCTCCGTCCAATTTCATAACTGTCTCGTCAATTCTGACTTACGCGTTTTGGGTTGGTATTTATGGCATGGTGTCAAATTATTCCGAAGACTGCAAATCATGGGATGATGTGTTTGCATCATCCGATGCTGAACTGGGAATTCTAAACACAGTCGAGGCACGAGCAGCGATGATAAGTTTAGTGACGGGTAAAGAGACCCTGAGCTGTTTTACAACTAATTGTCATCTAACATATGACCTTTCCGCCATGTACGGTGTTAGAAAGCTGATAGTGGACAAAGTTTATGACAACGAACACCCTGGATACTTACTCTTTGACGCCGTCCCCGAGTACGTATCGGGTTCTCTACTCTTAGGAGCTGTAAGTTCGGATTATCCTGTTCTGCAGCATTTGGCCCCAAAACAATCGTTCCAGGTTGATAGGCAGGGGCTGGTCGAAGCGACAACAGCGGCGAAAATTGCCAATGCTTATAGGCTATTCGGTCACGAAGTGCAGATTGAACATTTTAGGTCCGGCGAATTGTATCCAATATACGCGAATGCTGAGGACTCGGTTATTGCAGTATATGAATTGTTTGCAAGGACGAGGACCTTCGATCTGATGCGGGTGACTTCGTCGCACGCTCGGGAGGGCAGGCACGTCGACATACCAGATGCGGTACACCTTGATACTTATGGCGAGTGTCACCTAGTCATAGACATGCCGGTGATCGACGTATGCGCATGGAAGCAAAGGCAGCTGGTACACAGACCCACGACAATGGTTGATTCAAGGAGGGTACCGACAACTTTTAGAGTGGGAAGTACCTCAGGGTTTGAGAAGTCAAGATTTTCAGTATACAATAGGGGGGGCACCAGGGTGCAGGGTTTTCAGGAAGCTCAAGTGGAATTAGCCCCAGAGCACCCACTTGTAAGAAGTACGGCTGCTACCACAGTGCCAATCGAACCACCGCTGGAAGCAGACCCTGTTCAAGGTGTAGAGTAGAAAATCTGAAACATGGTTATCTACCCTACAGTGAGGATTCACATATATCGGCAAACGGCATTGATGAACAGCACGGCGACATAGTCGGACTAGTCATCTCTTATGGCACACGGAAAGGGATGCAGCTACATTTCAGGATGCGACAGGGACACGTTCCGATGTGCATCAAGACCAACAATCACGACACCCACAATATTGAAGCGGTACCATTTGAGGATGCCACTCATGTGTTGGTGGGCAGCGACTTGGCACCGGGTTCAGACGACGAGGTGAATGTGACAGTGCAGGGCGTCACGATGAGGGGTTTACGGCTACAAGGAACTGATAGAACATACAGATACGCCAAAGTAGACCAGTATATCTTAACCAGGCAGAAGGGTATGATAGCTATCATGACCAGGCATTTCAATGGCCTGTATGATTCTATATACATAGACGAGCCACTCAATGAGACTGCTATCTTCAGAGACAGACACCCAGATAGGGAAACCAATGAGAAGCTTACCTACTCGAAGATACTGAAACTGTCTAACACAAAGATAACGGCACAACACCATATCCATTATACAGCACAAGAAATAATCAAGGCTATAGGACGGGAAAAGGCTTTGGCTTCAGAAGCAATAAGGCTACCAGAGGACGTAACGATGACGATGTGTGCTGGAGTGCTACTGTGGTATGACCAGTTAGGTGACCAGCTGCAAGCACAGATAAGCAGATCAGGGCTTTTCAAGTGCAGGACAGTAGGTGAATTCAAGCTAGTGGCGAAGTCTATATCCGTTGAGGCTAAGTCTCTACAAAATATTGTCACTACGGACTTACGAAGCGTGTTTGAGATTGACACACTAGTCAACCGGATTGATGGTAGCGTAGACTGGAAGGCGGAGATGGAGCACAGAACGAGACCTAGCGTGACGACACTATCATATGAGCAGACATACACTGCTGCACGGCGGATATTCCTACAAGCAGCATCAGTCGGAAGACAACCCATTTCCATGGAGTGGGACAAGTATTGGGGCTCTAGATGGCAATGGTCAGCCGCGGGAAGCATACACTCACAACACGCAGAGGATGAGAAGTACGTCGTGCGATCGGACAGAAATTTGAAGAACAAGTTCATAGCCATAAGCAACATGCCGCACTTCAAAGAATCGTACTTTACCCATAGACAACCGCAGCTACAGGCGTGGGCATCGGTTAAATATGAATGGGGTAAGTTGAGGGCCATTTACGGAACAGACATAACAAGTTATATCATTTCCAATTTCGCATTCTATAACTGCGAGAATGTACTGCCTAAACGCTTTCCAGTTGGGAAGGACGCAAATGACGCAAACGTGGTCAACAGAGTCACGGGAGTACTCAAGAACAGACTGCCGTACTGCCTAGATTTCGAAGATTTTAACAGTCAACATAGCACGGAATCTATGAAAGCGGTCATTGACGCATACGGCGACGTATTTGCGGACAAGTTCTCAGAGGGCCAGCTCAGAGCTATCAAGTGGACATCAGCATCAATAGACCACATGATAGTGAATGATAACATGGGGCTTAAAAAGACCTATACATCCAAGGCGACTCTATTATCAGGTTGGCGTCTAACGACATTCGTTAACTCAGTACTGAATGCAGTGTACACAGATGAAATATGCCAGGGTACAAAGGAACAGGGCTCAAGTCTGCATAACGGCGACGATGTCCTCATCGGTACCACGACGTTACGGACGGCACAACAATCTATCAAGCGTGGTAGGGAATTGAACATTAGGATACAGCCTAGTAAATGTGCCTTTGGAGGTATAGCCGAATTTCTAAGGATAGACCATGCCAGGGGGAGCAAGGGACAGTACCTAACGCGAGCAATCGCAACGCTGATGCACTCGAGGATAGAATCAAAGATGTCGACAGATGCCAGGGACCTAGTCGAAGCAATGGAGAACAGGTTTTCAGACTGCATTCATAGGGGTATATCCTTAGATATGATAGTAAAATTGAGGCACATATACTACCAGAGACAGGCAACGGTGTGCGGGATGGCCGTTGAGGACATGTACACCATCAAGCAGACGCATAGGGTGGCGGGCGGCATCTCAGAGGCGATAGACGCTTTGATAGAGAAGCAAGTGAAGGCGGGCTCAACAAGGAGAGGAGAGGTCGAAATACCGAGTTTACAAGGCGTGTATGATTACTCGGTGGCAGTAGCACGGGAGCTGGAGATGGAGGACAGACTGGGTTACATAGTTGACCGCATGTATGCTGCGACTTATGAAGCAGTAGTGCCTAAGAGCAAAGCCATGAAAGTGGTAGCGAACGAGGAACTACAGTGGTGTTATAATGTCAAGGCAATATACAAAGCGTTCAGGGGTACGATCCAAACTGCTGGCTTTGGTAAAGCAGCTCTAGTCGGGATGGCACTAGACGTGATCCAAAGATCTGAAAAGGATACAACCCTTAAAATGGCTCTAACGAAATCAAAAGACCCAATGAAGCTGTTACGGTACTTAATATAACGTATCGTGACAGAACCACGGG